GGTTCTTGGTATTCCCAGTCTCGCCACCACTCTCTTTTAACTATAGCTCCCTCTTCTGCTGTAGGGTCTTGCTGATACTGAGCCATCCATTTAGAAGTTGGCAGTTCTGCTCGTAAAGCTTCAAGTTCCTCCAACTTCCAAAACTCTGACCATAAAGGATTACCTGATGGTAATAAAGCAGGGAGCTCTATAACTTCCCACTGATCTGCACCACCTCTTTTAATGCTAGCATCAACCAATTGACCAGTAAGGTCTTTATCATGCCATCTTGTCATCACCACTACGATAGAACCTTTAGGTTGTAAACGCTGTCTTGGACCTGATGTATACCATTCGTAAGTCTTGTTAAAAACATTTATATCGGAACTAGCACCTTCTTGTTCTGAATGTGGGTCATCAATAATAAGAAGATCAGCACCTTTACCTGTAACTGCACCGCCTACACCTATCGCAAAGTATTCTCCACCCTTGTTGGTATTCCAACGACCAGCAGCTTTGCTATCAGCCTGCAAGCTAACATTAGGAAATATCTTCTTAAAGTCTGAACTATTAACTAAGTTTCTAACCTTACGACCAAAGCCTACAGCTAACTCAGCGGTATGTGCAGTTTGAATAATCTTTTTGTCTGGATACCTACCTAAAAACCAGGCAGGTAAAATATAAGAAGCAAACTCTGACTTCGTATGTCTAGGTGGCATATTGATAATTAATCTTTTCAGCTCACCATTCGCTACCCTCTCAAAAGCTTCACCCATAATCTCATGATGTTTACCATGAATAAAGGCAGCCCAGATAGCATTAACAAAAGAAAGGAATTTGCTTTCACAGGACTCTCTTAACTTTGCACTCTCTAACTCTTCCAATAAAGACAATAACTCTCTTTTATCTTCAGAACTAAGATTATGTAAATTATTAAGTACCTGTTTCATAAAGTAAGTATATACCAAACACTATGAACTAAATAAAAATATGTACTAAGTTCCTAGAGTAGGTAACCACATAAGTAGTTACCAGGTATAGCTAACTACAGATTATACAATATTGCACCTCTTCACACACAAAGTCAACATCAAATTACAATATATTATATGGGGGGCTAGGATTCCTAGGACCAATTCTGAGAAACAGGGGGGTGGGTATCCACAAAACACTGCTAGCAAAAAGCAATACCCTTGTCAAATATGGTATATGAATGTGTAAATTACTATGTATATGTGTCTGTCGTACACACACGCTACAAGGGGGGGTGGGGTTCTTTTTTTTTGTGATCTAAAATAGGGTGGTATCTCTTTATAGGAAAATCAGAATCAATGTGTAGTCTTCAGGAGCTGTTCTATCTTCTCTTCAATATCTGCTTCTATCTCATTACTGCTTCTACTCTCTTTGGTTTCTATCACATCACTAAAGAGACTGACTGACTTACCAAGCAACTCTAATGCTCTGACCCTAGATGCATCACTATCTGACTCTTGGCTTTCTTTGTAGAGCCTATCTATCACATAGTTTCTTGTTCTGAGACTACTAGCAACTACAGACTGCTCTTTCTTCTCAATAGCCTTTTGTATGCTTAGTGCTATCTTAGGGTTCGCTACAAGCTTACTGGCTTCAACTTCTACCCATTTAGGTATCTTGCCTGTCTTGGTTAATTCCACATCGTAGACCTTTGCATAGGCTTCCTTGTAACTACCCAACTTACCCCTGATGATTTCATCGACAAATGCCTGTTGTTTGATCGTGAGTTTGGTGGCTTCTTTCATACCACAAATATTAACTGGTTAATCCTATCTTGGGAATGCTCACAGATTGCTATCAGATATCAGGTTAATAAAGATGTTGCATATGATGATCACTTTGCTAATATACACATATGGAGGAAATATATAGAACAGCAACCAACCAACTTGCTCCCTGTGGAGCTGAAGTTTTGGGTACTTCACTTTATCATTCAGAAGTATCCCTAAGTGGTCCTACTAGAAGTAGTAGCTGATTCGAGGGGTGTGTAAGATNCACCGCAGATCAGTCAACGAATCGANGACCCTTAGTCAAAAAGAATAAATAAAGTGCTAGTGCGGAATGAGGGTAAACCAGCTCCGCAAGATTACCGAGGAAAATTGGTGTACCAATGCTACTGCTGTGGCTTAATCTTCTAGCGAAGATGGATACCTGATCATCTAGAATCACGACACCATTCTTAATAACTCGGTAGCGACACAACTCCAGTGTCCTATGGAAGTGGCTAACCATAGCTGAATGAGATAGCCAATAAACGAAACACAATGGAGGTGTTAAATGATTGAATATGTAATATTCGGAATAATCGATAATGCGGTCATGATCTTAGGAGCAATGACTGGTTATGAAGTGGAGAAGTATCTGCCTAAACAATTTCAGAAAGGTTTAGGTACAGTCTTTGGTGCGGGTATCGGTAATGCGGTGTCTGACTTCATGGGCGGTGCGGGAAGCGGTTCTTGGGATTTAGCCTTTGGTACTGCTTTCGGATGTCTCATAGGTTTGATCTTCATTCCTATGCTTGTTCTGATCGGTAAGATGAGAAATGCTAGGAGGTCAAAATGACTTTGAGTTTTAAAGCTAGAATGTGGGTCACACAAAACGTGACCCTCGAAACTGTAATAATCTTAGCTAATCTACCAGTATCTGTTTATGTACTGGTATTTAATTTGTTTTAAATCAATGGAGGTAAATATGAATTTAGACAAAAATATTAAAAAGAATGAATACGGAGATTATGTCGATGCTCAAGGTAATGTTTATTACCGAGAAAGAGTGTTGAGGTATCGAATTATGCATTTACTATTAGATGAAAACGGAAAGGATAGATGGAGACTTTGGATGTCTGCTGAAACTATGGAAACTGCTAAATCTATGATGGAAGCAGAACTGGCACAATTTCGTAAGATTCAAAACGACTTGGGTCTTAAAAGAGATTTGCCGAAGATGAAAATCGTAGACAACGGAGCAGAGGAGGTTCGTTATTCATTAGCCTACTGATGAGCAACACTGAAAGGTGGCGATAACTATCCAGTCTTTGACTGGGTAGTCTAGGCGATAGGACAGGTGTTCTATCAACTGATAGTTTTAAATACAATGGAGGAAACTATGAATTTAAAACCAACTAAAGCTAGACAGGTAATGTTATCTGTCTTGCAAGGGAACAATGTTCCTTTTTTACTAGGCGGAACTGGTGTCGGTAAATCGGCAGTGGTGAAGCAACTAGCGAGTGATCTTGCNGGAGACTGCAAGGTAACTTTNGATGAGATTAATCCTAGAAAAGATGAATACGGATTCATTGATTTTAGATTGTCTCTGTACGANTCTGTTGATCTTGGCGGACTGCCATTCATAGATGACAAGAATACNCAGCAGAGAGCCTTTTTGGGTAATCTGCCAGTAGGTGGTAATGGGCTACTATTCTTTGATGAATATGCTCAAGCCCANCCCTCAGTACAGGCTATTGTAGGTCAGNTNATCTACGANAGAAGACTNGGTGAGTATGTCTTGCCTACTGGATGGAAGATTGTCTGTGCNGGTAACAGAGCCAGTGACAGGGCNGGTAGCAACAAGCTTCCCTCTCACGTNATTGGTAGATGTTCNATGATCAACTTTGAGCATGACTTTGATGACTGGTCAGAGTGGGCTATGAAGAATGATGTGCATTCTTATGTTATGGGTTTCTTAAACTTTCAACCTAATTGTTTGAATGTCTTTGACCCTAAGATAACAGAGCCACAACCTAGCCCAAGATCATGGACAAGGTTAAGCGATACCCTGAAGACTAATCCATCCAAGGATATGTATCAGCAGATTGCTCAGTGTGATGTGGGCGAGACTACATCTATTGAGTTTGCTAACTTTGTTTCTCTGATTGAAGACGTGCCTAACTTGACAGGAATACTGCAAGGAAAGGATGTCGAGGTGATCAGTGATCATGGTATGTGTTATGCAACTTGCATAGCCTTGCTCGATAGGATAGCTAGTGCATCTGAAAAAGAAGTCTATGGTTTCTTTGAAAATGCTTTGGCTTACGTTAAGCAATTCTCAACTCCTGAATTTGCTATCTTCTTTGTAAGACAAGCAGTTTCTAAGAGATCAGAATTGAAAGAGACTTCGGTCTTTGCAGAATTTAAAGTCGATAACCAAGACTTAGAATATTAACTGGTAAATGATTATGACTAAAGATAAGAAGAATATCTTAGCTGAGAAAGCTGTTCTTGTTCGTTTCACAACGAAGCATTGGAGTGGCATAAAATCAGATAAGCAACTTAGAAATAAATTGTCTGTGGATACTAATGCTTCCACAGACTTACTGAATGTGCAGAAACATTTGATTGATAATGATCATGCCAAATACTTCAGGAGAATAATCAATAAAGTCAGAAATGATTTTTACTACCCAATGACTTTGCCTTGGGATGACAACTCTACAGACGTTGATGACAAGGTAGTTAGTGGGTGGAGATTATGTCCTAACACACAGTTAGACAAGCTTTCTGAAGCTATGGATACTGCCAAGCGAGACTTCTTCAAAGAGGTTCGAGCCTTTGTTGAAACCTACGATCAAAAGGTAGAGGATGCTGAAGCCTTGCTCGGTAGTGCCTATGACATTAGCGATTATCCTGATGTGTCAGAGGTAGAAGCTAAATTCAAATTTGATTTTGAAGTTAATCTTATTTCATCCTTTGGCAACAACGATTTACGTTTAAATGTTTCTGAAAAGATGCGACAGAAAATTGAGAACGATGTGGAGAATCGTATTAAAAACAATGTCGCTTCACAGACTAAAGTTATTGTTGAAGCTCTTGTTGAGCAAGTCAGTCACTTAGCTGACAAGCTCAAAAGCTACGACCCTAAAGATGTTAAAAAGGGTGGCTTCTTCAAGGACTCTAGTGTTGATAAGCTTAGACAGGCTATCCAAGTATTACCATCATTCAACAATGATGTGTTCGGCAGTGATGCAGATATCGCTAAAGCACACAGTAATTTAGTGTCGGTAATGTCCAAGATAGACTCAGTAGATTCATTAAGAGATCAGTCACCAAGCGGTCAGAGCAAAAGAGATCAAATATCAAATGATCTGCAGAAAGCTATCGACCCATTGAAAGATGATTTCTTGAGTAAGCTAGGAGGTAAGAATGGATAAGCTTATTAAATGTAGAGCAAGGCTCATGAGGGGNAATGTAGGTATAGCAAGTATGCTATTACCTCTGCCCTTTGTGGAGTCTGAGTGCGAGACTATGGCTACTGATGGCAAAAGTATTTTNTATAATCCTAAGTTTGTTGANGATCATACAGACGAGGAGATAGAGGGGGTACTTGTCCACGAAGCTTGTCANGTTATTTGGGAGCATCCATTGCGAAAAGGTAGCAGAAACCACAAGCTTTGGAATGTTGCCTGTGACTATGCCATCAATAATTATCTACTTTACAAAGTAGGTATGGAGTTACCTGATGGCGGTGTGTGGGATAAAAAGTACAACGACATGAGTGCTGAACAGATTTACCACATCCTTGATACTGATGATGATGCTTTACAAAAAGCTAAAGCTGATATGCAAGAGCAACTTAATTCAGATGATTCAGAAGATCAAGAAGATGGTTCTGTCGGAAGTCAGGAAGAATCATTGACTGGTAAATATTCTTCTGACACTCCCGCAGATTCTAGCAAGTACGATGATATCCCAACATCTATTGGTGAGGTTATCGAGCCAACTGATGATGATGGTAAGGTTTTATCCAAACAAGCTATGGAAGAACTAGCCAATGGTATTCGTAAGCAAATCATTCTGTCAGAGAAATTGTCGAATATGTCTGATGGTAATACTAATGCTTTGAATGGCAGAGTAGAACAGATGAGGACTGCTTCTGTCGATTGGAAGAATCATCTACGAGACTGCTTAGAGTCTGTTATGGCTAATGACTATTCATGGTCTAGGCTCAACAGAAGACACCAATGGCGAGGTGTTAATCTGCCAAGCAAAATCAAGTCTGCTAATGGTGGCGAGATAGCTATTGCTATTGATACATCATGCTCAGTCTCACAAGCTGAGTTAGATTATATGGCAAGTGAAACACAACTCATGCTTGAGGAATGTGGCATAGATAAAATCAGAGTTTGTTACTGTGATCATATTGTTCGCAAGAATCATGATACGGATGAGTGGTGGGATGCTTTCGATATCTCTATGGGTGATGAGATTAAATTTAAATTTCGTGGTGGTGGATATACTAGGTTTGAGCCAGTGTTTAATCTACTCAAGGATTACACTGACGATGATCAAGATATCAAAGCCTTGGTTTATTTCACTGATGGGTATGCAGATATCCAAGATGAACATGAACCTGATATCCCAGTCTTTTGGGGCATCACTTCGAGATGGAAACACGAACTTAATCAAGACTACCTTGAGAAAACTCACAGAGAAAGGATACCTTTTGGTGAGTTTATTGGGGTCGATTGTTCAGAAGCCCATCAATAATATCGTGTGGGTAGGATACTTTTTAGGGGTATCCTACCCTTGCTCGATATGGATTCGTTGCTTACAGAGCAAATCAGGAGGTCGTTTTTGACCAAGTTTAATAATTCTGTCTAGGAAATGGGTATTTCCTACTGATGAGTGACAAAAGTCATGAAACAGAATAACTAATTGTATTTATGGAGGTGTTTATGAATACACAAAATAAAATCGGATGGAAAATAATTTCAGACGATGATAATCGTAAGAGGATTAGAATTAAAAGAAGAATAGTATCTACTCAGATATTAGCTGAATGGAGTGATAGTCCTAAAATGGAAGTGCTTCTGCATCATATGCCTACTGATTTAGCTTTACAGTTTGATCATTGGTTAGAGGATATTGAAGCGGAAGAGAATGCTAAAGATAGAGGAGGTGTATAGTGGCTAAGTCTAAAAAGAATGTACAAGTCTTTTGTGATGTCAATGTTCAGATTCCTTTGAGCATACAGGTTGAGGTTGAAGATATAGAAAATCTTAAACAGGATATTAATGATTCAATAAATTTTAACTTGCTCATACCTAAACTTCTCAAAGATAAATTTGATCTTATTGATTGTGTAAATGCAAGAGTATTAAAAAGTGATGTCCAATATCTTGACCTTGAGACAAACACTTGGAAATCTTTACAGGAAAACTTTCTTTTGAATCACAATGGTGGTTTCCCTAAAGAAAGCCCTTGGAAAAATGTTGAATTAGAAGACGTTGTTCAACTTGGCGAGTATGTTTATGTGAAAGAAGATGCCTATGATGCAGAATTTCTTCATGCAAATTATGGTATTCGACAAAAAAAGGAGGTGTCAGATGGCGATTTATAAAATTAAAAGAATAGAAACTATTTGTATTGAAGTTAATGCAAAAGATAATGCAGAAATGAGGGCTTTATATACGGATGGAACTGTTGATGACCATTGTACTAATGTTCTGTGGAATCCAGTTTATTCTGATAGAAAATATGTTTATGAGGTTGATGGGAATATAGTGGATATATGGAATAAGGAGGAGTAATAAAAATTAGGCGGTAGCTACTTAGGTAGTTACCGCCTTTTTTTTTGTCCACAATTTGTCCACATGATAAATGACTGGTAAATATATTTTTTGAGTGCAGGACTACATCTTGTGTGTGAAGTCTAAATTTAACACTATATCTTGTGAAAAGCCTTGCATTCTGCTATCAGTTTTGTATGATAATTGTAGTGTAAAGATTGAGACTGTTGGTCGTTAAGTTTTTCATAGATAATCCCATACAGTATTTAATCAGCTTGATTGACAGTCTTGATCTTAACACCTCCATTGAGGAGCATGAGATTGAAGACAGGGTTTCTCTATAATAATAACAATAGCCTTGTTAGTAGATTAGAATGCTCTTGGTCTCTTGCTAGTTTAGACATTAAAAATAGAACTGGCATTTCTTTTTTAACCAACCCAACCATCCACAACAACCAGAAGACCCCAGATAAACATTAACCAGTAAATATTTTTTCATCTGGTCTATCTGCGTTCCTATTCCAACATTCTTTCGCAACTTTAAGACATATACCTCACCTCTGTATTTCACTTTGATAGCATAATGCATTATAATTATTGTTTATGTTTGCAGTAATAAGGCACACTTTTGAAATGGATGTCACTAATAAATACCAATCTAGTGGTGAATGGAAGCACAAGGTTTGGCTATTTAAAAGTGAGAATGAAGCTGTGACTTATGCCGTATCATTACTAGATAATCCTGTGATTCTAGCTAACGAACACTCTTTGGCTCATGCCATAGAAACTTTACAGACTGGCAAGTATTGGCAGTATGGTAGAGAAAGCATAGCCATAGGAAAAGTAGAAGAACCTAAAATAATCTCTGAGGAGGAAACAGATAGTGAAAAATTTATACATTAGATGTTCTGAAGAAACTTATGATCTTGCTCATGCTTTGGCAAAAAGTGAAAGCAGATCACTAAACAAACAGATTATACACATGATACACAAAGAAGCAGAATCTTTGCAGTTAAGTGTTGATCAAACAGAAGAACAGAATGAAACTAAACTGGGTTTGCAATCGCTTGTTGAAACAAAGAAACAGGAGAATCCAGTGACACATACCAGTAGTTAAGAAGTGTATCACTACAGGCTTTAACCAGTAGTGTCTCTTCTTCACTAACTTTCTTAGGTGAATCAACCATAATCTTCCAAAAGATTTTCTCGCCATCCAAACCAACTTCTTTTCTAATTGTCCTTTGTACTTTAACTAATATCACACTTCGAGGCGTAGCAGAAGAATACTGACCAGTAAATATTTTATCCAGTGATCCCATGAAGCTTGTGGTAAAAGCTCCGCTTGAATGTATCATGCCCAAGTATTTATCACAGGCATTATGTTGTTGTTCGTTTAGGTCTTTGCTGAGATAGAGTTGATCAATTATGTGTTGATCATAGACCATTGCTCTGCCTTGTTTGCTGTTATCGACAGAGGTTATGCCTACTTTATTTCTTTTATGTAGATAAGGATTACCTACATCGTTTATTCTTAGATTAGAACTCCCAGTCGTAGTTATCTTCAATTACATCTCTCTCTTTGTATGTTCCATTTACTGGATTGAACTCCATATTAACACTTCCTATTT